GTCCAAGGGTGGGTTTTGGGTTGGCATGTCGGTAGCTTCTGCGATCGGCGGCGTCATGACCTTTGTAGCAGATCGTCTATTTTTTAAGGGGTGACATCATGCCAATGGTTGACGGAAAGAAGTACCCATATACGAAAAAGGGCAAGCAGGCAGCTGCTTCGGCCAAGATCAGCAAGCTGCGCAAGGAAGGCTACCCACAGAAACAGGCGGTTGCGATCGGCTTGAGCATGGCAGGCATGGCTAAGAAAAAGGCCAAGAAATGAAGCCCGGCTTGTACGCCAACATAAACGCCAAGCGTAAGCGCATCGCCGCAGGGTCCGGGGAAAAGATGAGAAAGCCCGGCACAAAAGGCGCGCCAACCGCGCAGGCGTTTAAAGACTCCGCTAAGACCGCGAAGCCGAGGAAAAAATGAAAACGTCCGCTTGGCAGCGAAAAGCCGGGCAAAACCCCAAGGGCGGCTTGAATGCTAAAGGCCGAGCGTCTTATAATGCAGAAACAGGGGGAACCCTGAAAGCGCCGGTAAAATCCGGCGACAATCCGAGACGAGCTTCTTTTCTCGCAAGGATGGGCAACATGCCCGGCCCAGAGCGTAAAGACGGCGAGCCAACCCGGCTGCTGTTGTCGCTTCAAGCCTGGGGCGCCTCATCCAAAGCTGATGCAAAGGCAAAAGCTAAAGCTATTTCCGCAAGGAATAAGGCGAAGAAAAAATGACTTATCTCGAAATCATTAACGAAGTTCTCGCGCGGCTGCGCGAATCTTCCGTTCAGACGTCGGCACAGACGACGTATTCCTCGCTAGTTGGCCGTTTTGTTAATGACGCCAAGCGCCAAGTAGAGGACGCCTATTCTTGGAACGTGCTGGCGCAGACCATCACGATCACAACTGTCGCCGGCACTTACGAATACAGCATGACGGGGGCGGGGCAGAAGTTCCGTGTCGAGGACGCGCTCAATGTGACCGACAACGTGGTCATGCGCAATCTGAGCAACTCGCAGATGCAGCGCAAGCAGAACTTCTCGACGCCCACTAGCAGCTCGCCAACCGAATTCGCTTTTGATGGTGTCGACGCATCTGGCGACGCCAAGGTCACGCTGTACCCACGGCCTGACAACGTATATAGCTTAAAGTTCTTTGTTTTTGTTCCGCAAGACGATTTAGCTATTGATAGTGACGTCTTGTTGGTCAAACCAGAATTGGTGATCCAGAGCGCGTATGCTCGCGCGCTGGTCGAGCGCGGCGAAGATGGCGGGCTGAGTTCATCTGAAGCGTTTGCGCTGTACCGCACGATGCTGGCCGATTACATCGCCTTGGAAGTGTCGCGTTACCCTGAGTTTCAGGAGTTCGTGCCGACATGAGCCAGCCGATTCTCACCTTCAGCATTTCAGCGCCAGGTTTCTATGGCATGAATACGCAAGACTCGCCGCTAGACTTAGCGTCGGGCTTCGCGCTGACGGCCACGAATTGTGTCATCGACCAGTACGGTCGTGTCGGCGCGCGTAAAGGGTGGACGAAGGTAAATAGCAGCTCGGGCAACCTGGGCGCGAACGCAGTCGGCGTCATTCATGAGCTGGTGCAGACAGACGGCACATTGACCGTGCTGTTTGCCGGCAACAACAAAATATTTAAGCTGGGCGCCTCCAACGCGGTGACTGAGCTGACTTACGGTGGTGGTGGCACCGCGCCGACGATCTCTGCAAGCAATTGGCACTGCGCGTCGTTGAGCGGTATCACGTACTTTTTCCAGATCGGCCACGATCCGTTGATTTACGATCCGGCCGTCAGCACAACGACGTATCGCCGCGTTAGTGAAAAGACCGGTTACGTATCGACCGTGCAGGTCGCCGACATTTGCATCTCGGCTTACGGGCGTTTGTGGACCGCCAACACCGCAACTAACAAGTCGACGGTGTATTTCTCTGACCTGTTGTCGGGCCACATCTGGAGTACCGGCACGGCGGGCAGCCTGAACGTGAATACGGTCTGGCCAAACGGGCCAGACGAAATTACTGGGCTCGCTGCGCATAACAACTTCCTGTTCATCTTTGGTAAGCGCCAGATATTGGTCTATCAAGGGGCCAACTCCCCTGCGACGATGTCGCTGTACGACACGGTGGGCGGTATCGGTTGCATCGCGCGTGACTCCATCCAGAACACGAACACCGACGTGGTGTTCTTGTCGAACAGCGGTGTGCGGTCTATCTCTAGAACGATTCAAGAGAAGTCCGCACCGTTTAATGACTTGAGCAAGAACGTCCGAAGCGATTTGATGGCCGTGGCGTTAGGTGAAGTAAGTTCGGCTATCAAGGCAGTGTACTCAGAAGTTAACGCGTTCTATGTGGTTACGTTCCAGACCTCCGGCCGCGCGTTTGTATTTGATACCCGCGCGCCTTTGCAAGACGGGTCGCTACGCGCTACCGAGTGGGACCATATTGAACCCACATCGTTGCTGTCTAAACGAGATGGCACGCTGCTGATTGGCCAAGTTGGCTACATCGGTCAATACGGTGGGTATCTGGATGACACGACTACTTATCGTTTTTCTTATTTTACAAACCACGCGGATTTGGGTGATCAAAACATCACCTCTATTTTGAAGCGCATTAGTGTGGTGGTGATCGGCGGCTCGAATCAGTTTCTCACGCTGAAGTGGGGCTTTGATTTCAGCGAAAACTATCTGTCGCAAAACATACAGATTCCCTCGCAGAACACCTACGAGTATGGCATTGCTGAGTACAACATCGCCGAGTACGCGGGCGGCGTAGCGCTTCAGACTTTGTACGGCCAAGGCAGTGGGTCGGGCAAGATTGTGCAGACAGGCTACGAAGCTGACATTAACGGCTATCCGTTGTCTATCCAGAAAATTGAAATTCAGGCCAAGAACGGCCGCGTAAGTTAAAGGGGTTACCGTGAGCAATTACACTAAATCGACCGACTTTGCCGCTAAAGATTCGCTGCCAACGGGTAACCCTGGCAAGATCGTCAAGGGTACGGAGATTGACACCGAGTTCAATAACCTTGCGATCGCGATTGCTACGAAAGCAGACAGCTCCGCGTCCGGAGCGGGTAACGTCGTTGGCCCGGCCAGCTCAACTAACGGTGCGATTGCCACGTTTGGCAATACTGATGGTACGCTGCTTGCAAACAACTCTGCGGTCACTATTGCTTCAGGAACGATTACCGCGACAGGCTTCTCGGGCTCCGGCGCATCGTTGACGTCTCTTAGCGCGAGCAATATTTCCAGCGGCACACTAAACGCAAGCCGCCTACCATCTACCGCACAAACGACGGACACCGCGCAAACGGTGTCGGGCGAGAAGACGTTTACCGGCACAATCGGCGTGGGCACGACTAATCCCGCCGCTGGGTGGAATTTGTTTTGCCAGCAGAACTCGACTAACCCAGGCGCTGTGTTCTTCAATAACAACTCCAGCGGGTGGGCGCAAGCTAACGTCGTTGGGTCTGGCATCACGCAACTGATACTGTTCCAGAAGTCCAGTACATCTGCGGCCACCGGCACGCTGTCTGACGTTGGTTCTATCACCACTAGCGGCTCATCAACGTCGTACAACACGTCATCCGACTATCGTCTGAAGACGGACGTCGTGCCTCTGGTGAACGCGATCACACGGCTTAAAGAGTTGTCACCGTATCGATTCAAGTGGATTGCGACGCCTGACGCGCCAGCGGTTGATGGTTTCTTGGCGCATGAGGTGTCGCCTGTCGTGCCGGAGTCCATCGTCGGCGAGAAGGACGCCGTGAAGGCGGACGGATCGATTAAGCCACAGGCGATTGACCAGGCGAAGTTGGTGCCGCTGTTGGTCGCCGCGTTGCAAGAAGCGGTTGCACGGATTGAAGCATTGGAAGCGCAATGATTACGCATCACTTTTCTGACGGGCTGTACGCTAAAGAAATACGTGTGCCAGAAGGCACGGCGATTCTCAAGCATACGCATGACTTCAGCCACCTGTCTATTTTGGCGGAAGGCATGGTCGCAGTGATGATCGGGGATTCTGTAGATATTGTTCGCGCGCCAGCGTGTATCGAAATTAAGTCTGGCGTAGTGCATGGCGTTAAGGCCGTTACGGATTGTGTTTGGTATTGCATACACGCCACTGACGAAAAAGACCCGTCAAAAGTGGACGATGTACTAATCGGAGGAAATTGAAATGCCTATTTTCGCAGCAGTCATAGGGGGTGGCCTTGGCCTGTTAGGCAGCTCTATGCAAGCGGGCGCTGTCACAGACGCGGCGAGTACGAGCGCCGACGCGCAACTTGCTGCCGCGCGTCTAGCTGCTGAAGAGGCGCGCTTTAGGCCGGTCGGCATAACGACGCGGTTTGGTGGCAGTACGTTTGGGTTTGATGAAAACGGTCGGCTGACTAGTGCTGGCTACGTCCGTTCGCCGATGCTGGAGGACTACCAACGCCGGCTAGAGGCGTTGACAGGTCAACGGTTGAGTGAGGCCGAAGCGGCGTCGCAATACTACGAGCCGCTGCGCATGGCCGGCAGGTCGATCATGGACTTGGGCGAAAGTTACTTGCGCGAGTCGCCGAAAGAAGTCGCCGAGAAATACATGGCCAGCCAGATGGACTTGCTGGCACCGACACGCGAGCGTCAATTGGCCGGCGTGCGTACCAATCTGTTTAATACCGGCCGCACGGGCTTGTCAATTGGTGCAACCGGCGAGCGCCCTGGCGGCGGCGCGGGTTTGGCTGCGGCTAACCCTGAAATGGAAGCGTACTACAACGCGTTGGCGCAACAGGACGCGGCATTGTCGGCAGAAGCGCAGAAGCGTGGCCAAGAGCAGTACGCTTTTGGCACCAGCCTGTTCAACACCGGCGCTGGTTTGCTTGGTCAGTATGAGTCGGGCGTCACCGGCGCGTTGTCGCCGTTCATGACGACAGTTGGGGGTATTTCTTCGTTGGAAGACCTTGCGCTGCGTCCGTTGGATATCGGCGCGCAGTTGGGCGGACGCTCGGCAACCGCAGGCGGCAACGTCGGTCAGTTCCTGTACGGCGGCGGCATGGGCGCAGCCCGCACTATGGAGCAGGCAAACATGCTGAACCCGACCGCGTCGTTCTTGCAAGGGCTCGGGTCTAACGACCGGCTAATGTCTGGGTTAGGTAATCTATTTAGTAGCTATAACTTGAGGCCGCAAGACCGGTACAACTTAGGCCAATGGTCAGCAAGCCAAGCCGGGTACCTTGACCCTAACTACATGGGTCCATAAGTTAATTAATTAGGAGCCGACAATGGCAAGCGAAATCTTAGGTCTGTTTGCATCGCCAGAGCTGTATCAACAGCAGCAAGACGCGTTGATGCAGCAGCAGGCGGCGCAGTACGCTAACTTGAACCCATACGAACGCGTAGAGTACGGCGCGAACTTGGCCGGCCGTCGTTTAGGCGGGACATTAGGCAGGATGCTTGGTGGCGAAGACCCGCAGCTAAAGATCATCAGCGCGCGTCAGTCCGTCATGCAAGGTGTCGATCCGTCGAACCCTGAGTCGATCCTAAACGCCGCGCAACAACTCGCCGAGGTGGGCGATCAACAAGGCGCGCTGACGTTGGCCGACTACGCCCGCAAGGCGCAGAGCGAACTAGCGTTGCAGCAGCAGCGCATGCGTGAAGGCCGCGCAGCATCGACGCCGAAGGAAGTGCAGATCGCTTCTGCCCGCGCTCAATTGCAAGATCAGATTCGTCAACTGCAAGCACTGCCAGAATCGCCAGAACGCGATAATGCCTTGCAGGTAGCCAGAGATACTTTAACTGCCCTCGCGCCAAAAGCAGAAGGTCTAGTGCGTGAGCAACAACTCGCGCGGGACTTCGCGCTTGCTAAAGGTGATGAAGGCTCCGAAGAATACAAGACTGAATACACTAAGCGGCTGGAAACTTTAACTAGCAAGGCCACTCAAGAGAAGCTGGGCGAGTTCGAGCGCATCTTAAACGCGCGCTATCCTGACACGCCAGAAAACGCTGCTGCACGTAACGCCTTGATGGATTCGTTCTTGAAGGGTGAAGCAGAAGGCCGCGCTAAAGGTAAAGGGACTACTGTGTCGGTCAGCAGCCCGACTATACAAGTCGACACCGGCAAAGCTGGCGAAGCCGCAGGCAAAATTCTTGGTGCTGAATTGGTTGACGTTAAGGGCAAAGAATCGGCGCTGGATAGTATTGCTGAAGCCAGAAGCATACTTAACAAAGGTATTTACGCAGGCGCGTACGGACCTAGTAAAAAGTTCGTCGCTAAGTACACTGGTATCGGTAGCGCAGAAAAAGTCGCTAACACAGAAACTTTCTTGGCGTTTATCGGCGAGACAGTTGTGCCACGGCTTAAAGAGTTTGGTGGTAACGATTCTGAACAAGAATTGGCGTACCTCAACCGAATCATGGGCGGCGACATCAACCTAGAACAAAAAGCGTTGGCGCGTATCCTTGATTCAGCAGAACGTAAGATAAATCGTGGTATTGAGCGTTTGCGTCGCCAGGCGCAAAGCGGCGAAAACAAGCAATCGCTTACTACAACGCTGCCGCCGCCGCGCCCTGAAGTTATGGCACCAGCGCCGGGCCCTGCACCAGCAGCGCCAGCAACGCCAGCAGCAACGCAGCAGCGCGCGCCCAAGCGCGTCAAGTTTGGTGATCTCCCACAATAAGGTGCCGCTATGGAAGTTGAACTGCCAAATGGTGTAGTGATAGAGGACGTGCCGGAAGGTACAACCCGCGCCCAAATCATGGAGCGCGCGATACGTGGCGGGTTAGCCAAACCGGAAGATTTTGGGTTGGCGCCTGCGCCGACGTCCGGCTTTGTGATGGGGCTAAAAGACCCGATTAGCGGCGGCGCGCAATTGCTGCCCCGCGCGTTGGCATATGGAACTTCATTAGGTGGGACGCGGCCTAACGCGGCCAGTCGCTTTTTTGAAAACGAAGCGCGCAAAGTCGATGAGATGGTACGCGCAGAGCAAGCCGCGTACGAACAACAACGCGCTGCTGCGGGCGAAACCGGCTTTGATTTTCCACGACTCGGCGGCGGTATTGTTAGCCCGGCGAACATAGTGCCTGGCGCTGTTGCTGCCCGGGCAGCACCTTTTACCTCCGCCGCGGCCCGTGCAGCAACAGGCGGCGCGGTAACTGGCGCGTTGCAACCGGTGACTGGGCAAGATTTTGCCGAGACAAAAGCTGAACAGATTGGTTTAGGCGGCGCGTTTGGTGCGGCAGGCGAACGTGTCATGACTGCTGGCGGGCGAGTGCTTAACCCGCTTGTATCTAAAGCCGAACAAACCATGCGCGACCTCGGCATCACGCCGACAACGGGTCAGACGTTGGGCAAAGGCGCTAAAGCGATCGAAGAGTTTGCGCAGTACATGCCGTTGGTCGGCACCGCAGTTCAAGACGCGCGTCAACGCACGCTCTTTAATTTCAACAAAGGCGTTATCGATAACGCCTTGAAACCAATCAAAGGCAAGCTGCCTGCTGACGTCATCGGCCGCGATGCTATCGAGTACGCGTCGCAGCAAGTCTCGGACGCGTACGACAACGTGTTAGGCAAAATTAAATTTACGCTGGACTTCAATACGTCGTCTAATATTCTTGGCGCGCTAAACAAAGCCAATTTGCTGTCCCCGCAGCAGCGCCAGACCGCCGTAGATTATGTAAATCAAATTGCGCTTAGTAAGTTCTCTGGCAAACCAATGACGGGCCAAGAATATAAAGCGATTGAATCAGATTTGCGCAAGAAAGCGTCGCGCTTGATGTCCAGCCAAATGGAGTCGGAGCGTGAAGTAGGCGACGCGTTGTTTGGTGTGTTGAGTGAGTTCAAAAAATCACTGTACAACCAAAACCCTAAACTAACCCCGCAACTGCGCCGCGTCGACGCGGCGTATGGTGATTTGAGCGCGGTAAAAGTAGCAGCGGCTAATTCTGGTGCTGCCAACGGCGTATTCACCCCGAAACAGTTTGCTACGGCGGTTCGTCAAGGCGACAAAACGCTAAACAAGTCAGCGTACGCCAAAGGCACCGCTCGGTCGCAGCGCATATCTGATTCAGCGATGCAAGTGCTTGGCGATGAGGCAGGCGAGACGTTAGCTGGTCGGTACGCGTTCGGTGGCGCCGGTTTGTTTGGTATGGCATCCCGACCCGAGTACGGCATACCAGCAGCTATCGCAGGGCGCACGCTGTATTCCGAACCAGGACAACGCGCGGCGGACGTATTGCTGCGTTCGCGTACGCCAGCCATGCAGGCCACTGGTAGATTGTTCGGTGCAGCAGCGCCATACGCAGGCGCCGTCGCTGGGCCGCAGCCGGTATTCCAGTACAACCGGCAAGAGCGCGGCATGTTAGCCCCACTGCCCGGCATTATGGAGTAAAAAATTGACCCGCTAACCCTTCTTGCTGCCGCTAACGCCGCAGTCGCAGCGGTCAAGAAGGGCTGCCAGCTCTATAAGGACATCAAGGGCGCAAGCGGCGAAGTAGCAGACGTATTGAAGGACTTGCGGGAGCAGTTCGATAAGGTAACGGGCGGCAACCCGACCGTCGAGCAGAAGCAGAAGTACAACGCCGAGGTGCAGCGCGTCCAAGAGATCGCCAAGGCCGATCCGAACGACGTCTACACCGAGATCGGCGATCAGTTAGGTGTGTTGATGGACAGCTACGACGCGTTGAGTAAAGCGCTGCTGGAAGAGCAAGTGTCTAGCAAAAAAGTTTACAAGGGAGAGGAAAGTATCGGCCGCCGCGCATTGCGTCGGATCATCATCACCACGCGACTAGACGCTATGCTGGCGGAGATACGCGAAACGATGGTGTACCGAGCGCCGCCAGAATTGGGCTCACTTTGGAGCAAGTTCGAAAGCATGTGGCAGACCATCGTCGCCGAGCAAGAGGTAGCACACGCAGAAGAGCTTAAACAGATACAGATGGCGAGATGGCGACGCAGAAAAAGAATAGCGGAAATCAGGGCAAAGGCGGTGTGGATTTCAGCAGTCGTTTTCGTAATTCTGTGGGCAACGGGTCTAATGTGGCTAACGACAAGAAGCGCGATGATGAGGACGTCCCTTGGGGCCTATTAGTTACCGTCATGGCCGTGCTACTGACATTTTTTATTGTCATGCCGGTTGTCGGTTTTATGCTGTGGGACATGCATGTAATAACGCAGGCTGCGATGCATGAAGTCAAGAAGATGAAACAATTAAGGCGTGAAATACAGGAAGAAAGGATGTACGGCCAATGATCACAGAAGCCCAGTTACGTCAGATCATCCCGCAGAACAAATACGTCGAGTACTGGCATCGCGCGCTTGCGCAACTTTTCCCCGATTACGACATCAACACCCCGAAGCGCATGGCGGCGTTCTTGGCCCAGTGCGCGCATGAGTCGGGCGGATTCTCGAGCATCGTCGAAAACCTTAATTACAAACCCCAAGCGCTGCGGCGCTTATTTCCTAAATATTTTTCCGACGATGTCACAGCTAATCAGTATTGCGCGCGGCCTAACAAACAAGAGGCCATTGCGAACCGCATTTACGCTAACCGCATGGGCAACGGCGATGAGTCTAGCGGGGACGGGTATCGTTTTCGCGGCCGTGGGCTTATTCAGCTTACTGGACGATCAAACTATCAAGCTTTTGCTGACTCCCTGGAGATGAGCATCGACGATGTGCCGGAGTACTTAGGCACGTTCG